AATGGACAAAAGAACAGTACATAGCGCCCATTTAAGGGTCGATGAAATTGAAAAAGAGATTGTTGCGATTAAAACGGAAATCCATTTGCAATTTAAAACTCTATTTAATCGTGTGGCGAGATTGGAAATGATTTTAATTGGCTGTTCAGCTGCAATTATCATGCTTTTGTTTCGCCTGGTAACGATGGGGTAGCTCTGTGATCGATCCCATTAGCACAATTGCAATTGCTGGAAGTGCGTTTTCCGCGCTCAAGAAAGGAATGCAAGTAGGTAAGGATTTGCAAGACATGGGTGCGCAGCTTTCCGCGTGGGCGGGAGCAATGAGTGATTTAGATTTTGCCGACAAGCAATGCCAGAAGCCTTCTGTTTTTAAGATTTTAGGGGGAGGCGTAGAAAGTCAGGCGCTTGAGGTTTGGAATGCTAAAAAAAAAGGGATGCAATGCGCTCCGAACTTAAAGATTACATATCAGTGGTTTACGGGCCATCACATTGGGACGATCTTCTCCGTATCGAGGCTGAAATCAGGCAGCAAAAGAGAGACAACGAATATGCTAGGATTGAGTTAATGCAGAAAATTACAGAATGGGCTGCTGGTATTGCTTTATTTGTTGTTCTGGTTGGAGGTCTTGGTGGCTTTGCTTGGTTGGCAACACGATGAACGCTAAAACGTTAGAAGATCAATCAAAGTATGATGCATATGATCTTGATGACGATGGTATTGTTTCAGATGCGGAATTGGCAAGGGCCAAGGAAATACGTGAGACTGAGGATTTACTACGCAAGCACTTAGCCCAACTGAGAATGGCTAGGTACACTCTTATAGGTATGGGTGTGTTTACACTGGCAATGTTTTTTATGCCTCTGGAGCGGATTACAGCGTTGAGCGATATTTCTAATTTATTTTACCTTTCGGGCGCGGGAATTGTAGGGGCGTATATGGGAACAACTGCTTGGATGACAAAGAAATGAAATCATGGTCTTGGCGTTCATTCTCACCGTTTACATTGGGCAAGAGGTTCATTCGATGGGTGGGGAGGCTGCGTTTAGAGATATATATAATTGCACTCGCTACGCGGAGGCAATTGAAAGCGCGAATAATCTCGTTTGGGCGGGGAAGCGTTGGTATGCTCAAGAGCATACGAAAGCGTATTGCCTCCCTAAGTTCGTCAGCCTCAAAGAAACTAAGTTTTGGGATTAGGAGGAAGAAATGAGTTTTTTATCAAATCTAATCGGGCCAGCTACGGATTTAGTAGGCAAGTTTGTCCAAGATAAGGACAAAGCTGCGCAGCTGGCCCACGAAATATCTACTATGGCGGATAGACACCAACAGGAAGCGTTATTAGCGCAGATCGAGGTAAACAAGGCCGAAGCAGCTGGAAACTGGTTTCAAGCGTCCTGGCGACCGCTTTGCGGTTACGTTTGCGTAATGGGTTTAGCTGTGAATTTTTTAATTTCTCCAATGGCGGCAGGGTTTGGATTTTTGATTCCACAGGCTGATATGTCTACGATGTTGCCTGTTTTAACTGGAATGCTGGGTTTAGCGGGAATGCGATCTTACGAGCGCACGAAGGGAATAGGTAAATGAATGAGAATTGGGAAATGTTTTTTGACATGCTAATGAAGCATGAGGGTGGGTTTACTGACGATCAGAAAGATCGAGGTAACTCTCAAGGCGATGGTCACGGCAACGAAGGCAGCACCATGCTCGGCGTTACATCTAAAAATTGGGCAAGGCACACAGGAAAGCCAGCACCAAAGGATGTAATGAAAGCATTGACGAAAGATGACGTTAAGCCTCTTTACAAGAAAAACTATTGGGACGCTGTAAAAGCAGATCAATTACCTAGCGGTGTCGATATTAGCTGTGCAGATTTATGCGTAAACGCTGGGCCAAAACAAGCCTCTGTAATCCTTCAAAGGGCTGTTGGAGCAACAGCTGACGGAAAAATCGGGCCTATGACGATAAAGGCAACGTATGACAGGCCAGTAAAAGAAGTTTTAGACAATTATTACCAAGGCCGCGAAGGGTTTTACCGAAAGCTTGATGATTATTCTCACTTTGGTCGCGGTTGGTCGCGGCGAAACAAAGAAACGTTAGAGTTAGCACTGGGTTTGGTGAATGAGTAAAGAAAAACAATTTACGGAACTTGGTCAAAAGATTGAGGCGGCAAAGAGGCAAAAGAAAGCTATTGAGTGTCGCACTTCTTTTCTTGATTTTGTAAAATATACTATGCCTGATGCAGATGATCCAAACGACATAGAAATATCTATGTTTAAGGACGCCAAGCACCATAGGGCTCTGGCAAAAGTGCTGGAAAAGGTCGAAAAGGGCCACATTCCGCGTTTAATTGTGTGTATGCCGCCCCGACACGGCAAATCTGAATTGATTAGCCGCCGGTTTGTGCCTTGGTTGCAAGGAAAAGATCCATACCGCTCTGTTATTTTTGCCACATACAACGAAGATTTTGCAAAGGATTTTGGTGCTGACGTTCGCAGTATAATGAGTATGCCCCAATACAAGCATGTGTTTCCAAACCATTCATTTCGCAAGGGTGGAGCGTCCAAGTCACGTATTCAAATGGGATCTGGTGGTATGTCCGTGTTTGTTGGTCGTGGTGGCTCGATCACAGGACGAGGCGGTGATTTTGTTATACTGGATGACCCTATCAAGGATAGCATCGAGGCTAACAGCCCAGCATTGAGGGAACAGCTTTGGCAATGGTTTACTCAGGTTCTTATGACACGTTTAATGACTGCATCAGCAAGCATTGTCATAGTGCAAACCAGATGGAATGAGGATGATCTGGTTGGTCGATTAACTGATCCGACTAATCCGCATTACACTGAGGAAGAAGCGTCTAAGTGGAAGATTATTAACCTACCAGCGTTAGCGGAGGAAGATGATCCTCTGGGTCGCAAAGAGGGTGAATTGCTTTGGCCCGAACGTTTTGACATGGAGTTTATGGAAGCGCAGCGGCGATTAGATCGACGCGGGTTTTCTGCATTGTATCAAGGTAGACCGACTCCAGAGGACGGAGATTTGTTTCGTAGGGAGCATTTGATTTATTATGATAAGGCTCGATTGCCTAAAGATTTACGCATATACGCAGCAAGCGATCATGCTGTTGGTGTTGATAAAACGCGCAATGATGCAACGTGTTTGTTGATAGTTGGGGTGGACGCGCACGATGACATTTATCTAATTGATTGCTGGTGGCAAAAGCAGCCGACCGACAAAGTGGTTGATGCAATGCTCAATTTAATTAAAAAACACAAACCTCTGATCTGGTGGGCAGAAAAGGGCCATATCTCTAAAGCTATTGGCCCATTTCTTCGCAAACGCATGGCAGAAGAAAAAGTTTATTGTCGTATCGAGGAAGTCACACCTGTTCACAATAAAGTTCAGCGATCTCAAAGTATATTGGGTCGAATGGCAATGAAAAAGGTGCAACTGCCTAAGACTTCACACTGGACAGGCCAAGCGGTCGATGAACTGTTAAAATTTCCGCAGGGTCGCCATGATGATTTTGTTGATACTTTAGCATGGATTGGCATGGGGTTGTCGCGTCTTGCTAGTCCAGGTGGTACAATTAGAAAAGAAGATAAAACACCTAAAGTCGGAACATTGGCTTGGGTAAAATTTGATGCGGCAATGCGTAGTAAGCAAGACCGCCTTGAAAATGCAACTGGAGGCTTTTGATGGAAGAAGATTTCTTAATGAACGAAGATGGTTCAGAGAAAGTTGACGAGCCTACAGAGCGTAGAAAATCGTTAGTTACGGCGTGGCTTGCAAAAATAAGATCTGCTAAAAACTTTCACGATAAAAGTTACAAACAGATCAGGCGCGATATGGACGCTGCTTTAAAGGGCTATGATGATAAGAATTGGTCTGACGATCAGTACGTTGCCAATGTTTTACAAAGGCATGTGCAGCAACGAACGGCGCAGTTGTATGCAAAAAACCCCAAGGCTGTAGCAACGCGCAGACCGCGCATGAACTTTGAAGTTTGGGATGGTGAGGCTGATACACTTGCTGGCGCGTACACGGCTGCGGCACAGGCGCAAGAATTGGGTATTGCTCCACCTCCACCCGCGCAAGCGATTATTCAAGACTATCAAGCTGGAACCAATCAAGGTAAAATGCTGGATAATGTTGCTAAAACTCTGGAGCATTTGTTCGATTATTACATGAAAGAGCAGCAGCCAGCGTTTAAATCTCAAATGAAAGCTTTGGTTCGTCGTGTCGTAACAACTGGTGTTGGATTTGTTAAAGTTGGTTTCCAACGTGACGTAGACCGGAGCCCAGAGGTCGCGGCTAAGATTTCAGACGTACAAGCGCAAGTTGATTTCTTGCGCCGAGTTTCTGAACAATCATCTGACGGAACAATTAAAGAGGATGATCCACAGGTTGAGGAATTAATGCTATCGATGAACGCTCTTATGAATGAGCCAATGGTCGTTATCCGTGAAGGTTTAGTATTTGATTTCCCAGAAGCAAACTCGATTATAGTTGATCCGATGTGCAGACAAATGAGGGGATTTGTTGGTGCATCTTGGATTGCCCATGAGCTATTTTTAACACCAGACGAAGTTAAAGAGATTTATGATGTCGATCTTAAAAACGAGTACAAATCTTATGACATGAAGGGACGTTTAGAGGGGCCAAGTGATCCATATAAAAACAATTTGTCATATAGTGATGTAAACGACGAGAATAAATCAAAGGGGTTAGTGCAGATTTACGAAGTATATGACCGTAAGACCGGTCTACAATACTGTATTGCTGACGGTTATAAAGATTTCTTGCGTGAGCCAATGTCTCCAGATGTAAAAGTAGAAACATTTTGGCCTATATTTTCATTAGTATTTAATGAAGTTGAGCATCAGGACAATCTCTACCCGCCAAGCGATATAGCCTTACTGCTTCCGATGCAGCATGAATATAACAGAGCGCGGCAAGGGTTACGTGAGCATCGAAGGGCTAACAGGCCAAAATATGCTGTTCCAGCCGGTGTTCTGGAGGACGTAGATAAAGAGAAGCTGGCGACCCACCCCAGCAACGCGGTGATCGAACTGCAAGCACTGGCAAGTGGTCAAAAGGTAAACGATGTAATTCAGCCTATAGGACAAATTGGAATTGACCCGAACTTGTATGAAGTACGGACGATATTTGATGACATTCAGCTGGTAGTTGGCGCACAAGAAAGCTCTTTTGGCGGTTTGTCCAAGGCTACGGCTACAGAAACATCGATTGCCGAAAGCGCACGTATGTCAAGCTTGGGCGCGAATGTAGATGAACTTGATAGCTTTATGTCCGAAATCACACGCGCAGCTGGTCAGGTATTACTAACAGAGATGTCCGTTGATGAAGTGAAGAAGATTGCTGGGCCTGGTGCTGTATGGCCCGAAATGACCCGCGACATGATAATGGAAGAAGTTTATTTAGAGATCGAGGCAGGGTCTACTGGTAAACCTAATCGTGCGGCAGAACTGGCAAACATCGAACGAATTATGCCGTTCTTGCTACAGCTACCAGGTCTTGATCCAAAATGGTTGGCAAAAGAATTGCTAAAACGTTTGGATGACAAGCTTGAATTAGAGGAAGCATTTGCCGAGCAAGTGCCGAGCATTGTTGCAATGAACCAAGCACAAGGACAAGGAACAGGCGACCCAGCTAGTCGTGGGCAGGGTGGTCAAGAAGGCGGCGGCGCGTCACAAGCGCCACAGCAACCAGCAACTAGCGGGGGATCTGCCCCTGTTGGTCAAATTTAACATGCCCTGTTTGTTGAAAGATGCGACAAACAGGGTTAAACTTAATCAACGGCGTAAGCTGTAATAACAAAGGACGCTAATATGGTCGATGAGACTGAGGTGTTGGAATCGTCCCCCGACACTGAAAACCAAACGGACGTAGAAGAAACGCAATCGTCAAGCGTTGAAAGCGAAACTGAGGAAGATCTGTTAAGCGTCATTCAAGACGCTATGCAACCTTCTGAGGAACCGGAGTCGCAATCCGACGAGAGCATAGAAGATGAACAAAACGCGGAAGTTTTAGCTGATGCAGAAACGGAAGATGAAAATTCCGAAGAAGCTAATGAAGAAACTTCTGATGATGTTCCCTTTAACAAGCACCCGCGATTTAAGAAACTGCTCGAGGAAAGAAACAATTATAAGCAAGACGCAGAGCAATACGGCAAAATAACAGGATTTTTGGACTCCAATAATGTTTCAGCAGAAGAAGCTGCATCTGGGCTCCAAATAATGGCTCTTATGAAGGGCGATCCGGTTAAGGCGCTAACTGCACTCAAGCCTTATGTACAAAAACTTTCCGAAGCAGCTGGCTACGTTATGCCAGATGACATTCAGAACAAAGTGAATGACGGTTACTTAGACGAGGATGCTGGACGCGAACTAGCTAAGACGCGAATGGACGCTCAACGAGAGCGTGAAATGCGTACAAACCTAGAGCAGCGTCAGCAGCAACAGCAATATCAAGCCAACACTCAAACAATGGCAGGTGCGGTTACTGATTGGGAAACAAAAACGCGGCAAAGTGATCCTGACTATGAACTCAAACAAGAAGAAATAGATGATCGTGTTCGTGTTCTCGTAAGCCAACGAGGGCGACCCGAAACTCCAGACATGGCACTGGCAATGGCTAAAGAAGCCTATGACGGTGTTAATCAAAGGTACGCAGGTCGCTTTAGTCAAAAACGAGGAATGAAACCGGCATCTGGTGGTAAAATATCAGGAACGCCAACGCCCGAACCTACGAGTTTAATGGAAGCCGTACAACAAGCGTTGAATTCCTAACGTCCTAATGGAGAAATGAAATGGCATTTTCATCTGCCGAACTAGCTAATATCGCAAACGCGGCGTTAGATTATTACATCGACAAAGGCAATACTTACAAGCAATCCTTGCAAGACAAGCCTCTACTTAAAGCCATTGATGGTGCATCAAAAACCTTTCCTGGTGGTAAGGCTGAATTGTCTGTTGCGGTCAAAGGCAACTACACTACAACCGTATCTGGCTATACACACAACGATACTGTGTCGTATGCTAACCCAGCTAATATTCAACGCGCAGCTTATGCATGGAAAGAGCATCATGCTGGTATCTCGTTGACTATGACCGAACTGAAAAAGGATGGTATTTCTGTAACTGACAGCACTACATCATCAGGTACGTCTAACCATTCTGGGCGTGACCAGCATGTTCTCGTAAACTTGTTTGAGGACAAGCTCGATGACATGATGGAAGGCTACAGCCGAGGCATGAACGATTTTCTTTATGGCGATGGTACAGCAGACGCAAACGCGATTGCTGGAATTCAAACCATAATAAAAGATGCACCAGCTGCTTCTGGATCGACTGTCGGAGGACTGTCCACTGTTACAAATACGTGGTGGAGAAACCGCGCAAACGTAGCAATTTCGACTAGCTCAAGCGGTCAGGAATTAATCGAAACTTTGCACACTGAAATGCGTCAACTGAAACGTTTTGGCGGTCGCCCGAACATTGCAGTTTGTGGTTCAGCGTTCTTAGATCGATTGGGTGACGAGCTTCGTCGTAACGGTAACTACTCGCAAACCGGCTTTGCAAAAGGCCAAAACATTGCGATGGGCGAAATCAACTATAATGGGCTTACATTCCAGTATGACCCAGCATTAGACGATTTGACCATATCAGGCAAAAATCCTGATAAGCGTTGCTACATAATGGATACGTCCAAACTGTGTATGTACTACATGGACAGTGAAAAAATGAAGCGTCACAGCCCAGCGCGTCCAGCGACACAATACGTGATGTATCGTGCGATCACGACTACCGCAGCACTTTCAGCAACACAGCTGAACTGCCACGGTGTTTACGAAATAGCATAAATAAGTGGGGCGCTTTTGCGCCCCCTTTTAACCTTTGGAGGATACGAATGTTTGATTTAATTAGCTGCAATGTTGCGATTGGTGGGGATGGTCGCGCTGTAGTAAACAAGCCTTACTGTACGGTTGCAGAAGTGCTTTTATTGCAATCAATTCACGGACAAGATGCTGTCACTAATATAAAAGTTTATGACACCTTCGACAGTGACGATGCAAAAGAACGTGATCGGCTAGGTCACTTTTATGGTGACGAAAAAGTTGTTGGTCTGTTTAACCAATTTGGCGAATTGCCCAAGGTTTTAGCAGACTCTCGCATACCTAACGAAATCCTTGATCCGGTTTGGCTTAACGAGAAATCTAGGGCTCCTAAAAAACCAGTTAAGAAAATAGCAACTAAAAGACGCGCTAGAACGGCAAAAGGTCATTTTGTAAAAGATGATCCTGATACGCCTGAGAACGAGGCGTATGTGGAGGGATAAATGGCTAGAGGCACTACATTAGGTCAAATGTTGAATGATCTGCGATCTGAAACTGGTCACAGCCTACAAGTAAATCTTGGCAAATCAACGCGGGATGTATTCATTAATTTGTTGCAGCGTACCCAGCGTAGGCTTTGGGAAGATTATAGCTGGCCTTTTTTAAGTGTCACAAGAGACATAGCTGTAAACGCTGGACAGAGATACTATTCCCTGCCCAGCGATATTAACTTTGAGCGTGTTGAGCGTCTTGAAACAAAACATGGTGATGTATGGGGAAAAATGCGGTTCGGTATTACTGGAGAGCATTACAACCAACATGACAGTGATCGAGGCATACGCTCGTCACCTGTCCGTAGATATGATGCTTATGAAGGAAATCAAATAGAAATATGGCCTATACCAGCTGAAAATAGTAACGCCACAACACTATCCGGTATAATTCGTATTCATGGCATCAAAAACCTGTCTCCGTTCGTAGCGGAGGCCGACACAGCTGATTTAGATGACCAGCTGATATTGTTGTTTGCGTCTGCGGAAATGGCTGCGCGTCAAAAGCAAGGCGATGCAAACAACAAGCTGGCTCAGGCTCAAGCACATTACAACCGACTAAAAGCGCGTATGTCAAAAACTGAAACATTTGTTATCGGCGGCGGCGAACCGGAAGGAATGTATCGTCCAAAAGGGCCACCACTTATTGCAACGACGAACGGATAACCAATGCCCTATATTCTCGTTGAAGATTTCAGAGGTGGACTAGACACCAGACGGATGAACGTCACGGCTACACCTGGAACTTTAATCGAGGTTAAAAACGCGCACATTACGCGAGGTGGTGAAATTGAAAAACGTCCAGCGTTTGTTGAACTGGCAACGCTGCCCTCTGGCACAATTGGGTTAGCTGCATCAGCTGGTCAAATATATGTGTTTGGTTCAGCTGCCGCATCATCGATTACGTTTCCAGCTGGTACGCCCTCTAATATTAACTATGTTCAGCTAGTGCATCCTTCCGGTGAGGCATTAACAGATGTGTTGAGCGTAGAGTTTTATAACGGTTTACTCTACGCAGCTGCTCAGTTTTCAGACGGTCGTATTTATCATTACTACAATGGTGTTCGAATCACTGATTGGTTTGATGGTCGCGCAAGGGCTACTATACAAATTACTGGCGGATCAGCTGGCGGAACGTCTGCAACTGGATCGTTTACTATTTCTGCTGGAACGCAAAATCCTGGTGATAATATCCGTACAATTACCTCCGGTAGCACAGATTTAATATCGACTGTAATTGCACACACTGGCGATAATTCTACGACTGCGACAAACGTAGTAAATGTAATTAACGCTGGATCACACGGTTATTCTGCGGTTGCAAGCGGAGCAGTTGTAACTATCACGGCTCCAGCGGTGGGAATCTCGTACAACAATTTTGTTTTAGCGGTTGGAGTGGATGGGGCGGCTGCGGTTAGCTCTATCACTAACTTTAGCGGCGGGATTGATAATGCAATTAGCAATGTAACGGTTGATGGTGTTTCGATCATAGGCTCTCAGACTGTTTGGGGAACCAGCCACACTTTGACAGCGTTTAATTTAGCAGAAGCTATAAATAACTTTCCAAGCTCTCCAGAATATCAAGCAACAGCAGTCGGTGCTTTTGTAAACATCATCAGCAAAGAAAGCGGATCATCATTTAACAATAAGGCGATTGCAGTCACGACAACTGGAAACGTTACAACTGTTTTTGATCCTACAAACCAAACGTTTTTAGACGGTGGGGCAGATGCGTCAACGATTAATGGATATACACCTGGAGAAGTAGTTAGACCGGTCAAATCAAAAATGTATGCGTTATCTGATAGTTTATTGCATTTTTCAGCAACAAATGATCCGTCAGAATGGAACGATACATCTCTAGGCGCGGGGTTCATTAACTTGGCAAACAATGCAAAGGGCTCTGAAAGCCTAAAAGCAATTGCCAACTATTTTGACAACATTGCTGTTCTAGCAGAAAGCGCAATTCAGATTTGGTTTGTTGACCCCGATGAAACAAAAAACCAACAAATACAAGTTTTACAAAATACTGGAACGATTGCACCTGATTCCGTTGTGGAGTTTGGTGACAATGATGTTTTTTATCTTAGTCTTTCTGGTATTCGCTCACTTAGGTCGCGTGATAGCTCCAACGCGGCCTTCGTGGGCGACATAGGAAATCCAATCGACGATTTAATTGTATCCGAGCTACAAGCGAACCGGCTGGCATGTGAATTATCAAAGGGTACGCTCGAACCGCGTGACGGTCGCTACATGCTGGCTATTGGTTCTAAGATATATGTGTTTTCGTATTTTCCATCCAGTAAAGTATCTGCTTGGTCAGTGTATGAACCTGGATTTGTTGTTGATAGATGGGCGTTCGACGGGCGACAAACATTATGCAGATCGGGCGACAAACTTTACTCACTAGGCGGAGAAAATGCGAACATTTATGATAGTTCTGAGGTTGTTGTCCAAATGCCTTTCCTTGATGGTTCTGCCCCTGCTACGTCTAAAGATTTTTATGCAATTGATGCAACATGCGAAAATACATGGACAATGTTTGTTGGAACAGACCCCCAGAGCATTACCACATTTGAAGAAATAGCAACATTTGTTCAAACGACATACGGACAAGGACGTGTTGGAATGAACGGTTATTCTACACACATAGCTCCGCGTTTGACTTGCACTCAACCAGGCCCAGCAAAACTTGGTAATATAGCAATTCATTACGATAGCGCGGAAAGTGGATAATGTATTTTAGACCAGCCGAGCCAGAGGAAGTCTATGACGTTGCGATAAATATGCGGGAACGTGATTTTGAAGAAATTGACGCACTTCGATGGTCAGAAGGGCGTGAAGAATTGGCACAAGGTTTGTGCAATGACCTCGGAAGTTTTCAGAATGTTTTTGTGTGTGGAGATGACGAAGGCCCGATAGTTGTAGTATGTTATGTGCCTTTGAGAAAAGGTGTGTGGTCTTTGGGGCTTTTTGCGACTGACAGGTTTCAAAAAGTTGGTTCGTTTCTGACAAAGCGTATTATTCGAGATATAATACCATCATTGAACAGGGCGAATGCTCACAGGGTCGAGTGTCAATCAATTTGCGGATACGACGAAATACACAAGTGGTTAAAGTTTTTAGGTTTGAAAGAGGAAAACGTAGTGAGAGGTCTGGGAAAAAATGGCGAAGATTTCAAAACGTTTTCGTGGGTAAGAGAAGAAGCTGGTTCACACGGTTGGGAACGCGGGGAAATTAAGAAATGTGCATAAATAATAATTCAGCGATTAAAGCGGCAAACACTGAGGCAGAGCGTGTTCGTCTTGAAGAAGAAGAACGTCAAAGTCGTATTCGGACAGGGCGAGACACAATCACATCTGCGTTTGATGCATATGATGATGATTTCTACAATAAAAGAGCGCAGTCTTACACTGACTTTGCAATGCCTGATTTGGACACACAATTCCAAGATGCTGCCAAGCAGCTGAGATTTGCACTTGCGCGTAGAGGCGCAACGGACTCAAGCTCTGCAATTAATCAACGCGCTGACATGACTGACAAATACAACAAGGCTAAACTTTCAATCTTAGACAGAGGGCGCGAGTACGGAAACAATACAAGAAACGCGCTGGATGCAGCTAAAGGCGATCTATTAACGCAAAATCAGGCACTAGCTGATCCGACACTAATGGCAAATTCAGCGGCGACTCGAATTGCAAACGCGACAGCCATACCAGCGTATTCTCCACTAGGTCAGATATTTGCTTCTGGTACGGATGCTATTGCCACAGGTGTTGGATTGAATGGGCGCAAACAGCTGAAAGAGCGGTATGAGCTAGGTAATTTGTTTCCTAGCCGCAATGCATCGAGGATTATTGGCTGATGACAAACACACCTAAATTTACAAACATCATGGGCCAAGATCATATGCTGGCCTACATCAATAAAGCCGA